TTATCGGACATAAGGATGTGATGGCGACCGCTTGCCCTGGGAAGAACTTCCCTTGGGAAGAACTGCGACAAAGATTGGAGGATGACGAAATGATCTATAAAACCCTGAACGATGTGCCGGATTGGGGCAAACCCTTGGTGCAAAAGTTGGTAAGTCGTAAGTCCTTGGCGGGTGATGGCAAAGGTAATATCAACCTGCCGGAGTCTACATTGAAAACCCTAGTTATTTTAGAAAGAGAAGGGGTGCTGAAATAATATGGAAATATTACTGGGAATTAAAATTTGTCTGATCGCAATAATAGCCGATACGCTACTGGGCTGGCTTTTCGCTTTTATCAAAGGCGAGTTTGACATTAGAGAGGCCCCCCGCTTTTTACAGACGGCAATTCTGCCCTACGTGGGCAGCCTCTTAATCGTGGCTGTATTAGCCTACCTTGACTCTGTATATATGCCGGTATTCGTCGTGATTACTGGTATCATCACTGCTAAATTTGGCATGGAAGCTATCAAGGACAAGATCATAGGGTATTTTAAGTAGAAAGAGGGCCGGGGCATAGTCCCCGGCTTTTTGTGTTTTCTGTATTCAAAAATCAAATTTTATGTTGACAATCCAACTTACTTGAACTAAACTATATTCAAGCAACTTGGACAAGGAGGTGCAATATGGATCAACCTATGTATGTAAAACCCACTTTGAAAGAGGAAAGAACAAAGCAAAAATTGACCTATGAAGATATGGCTAAAGCGTTGGGATACCGAAGCAAAAGCACCTATATGTATATTGAAAAGGGACAAACTGTTCCGACGCTGCCCATCATGATTAGTATTTCCCAATTGCTGCAGAAACCTATCACTTATTTTTTTAACTTAGAAGTACAAGGTACTCAAACTAAGCCCACCGGCACCGAAGGGAGGTAAATAGTATGTCATCAAAAGGATCCAATAATGAGAGTGCTCGCTACCAAGCCCTAAAGGACGAAGTAGAACGCCTGGGCTATAAGGTTGAGGACGTTCCACGCCTATTGGAGGAAATGAAAGGTACTCTCAAAATCCGTTCTGCTAAGGCGGTATAACGGCCCGGCCCTGGGGGAGAGAACCAGAACCGGGCAGGAGCAGGACAAGCGTTTATCTACTTATATTATCTACGGGAAGGGGGTGGAAGGAAATGGCAAACAATGTCATTGGACAAGTAATCAAAGAGGAACGAGAACAGGCCGGAATAAAACTTGTGCAATTAGCAACGCTCATGCCAGCAGACATAAGAACGATTTATCGTTATCAAGCGGGGCAAGTTAATCCAGATATTGTCGCTAGATTAGCTCAGGTAATTAAAAGCAAGCGGATAGCGGAAATTTTCTGCACTGAATGCCCGGTAAGAAATGTAAGGTTCAAAAAGAAAAGACCGCCCTTTTGGAAGCGGTCACTGAAAAATGCTTAACCACATTATACCACACCAAGATCACGATGCAATTACTTTTCCGGTACTGACTTTCCACCAGCGCCGGTATAACCTTCACCCCCTCCTTATACACCGGGAGGCCCCGCCAAGGGCCTCCCCCGGTGAAAGCCGGGAGGGAAAGAAAGTGAGGTAGGAACATGAGTAGAGTTAAACAGGCTTATGAGGCTTTAGGGCAGGCTATACGAGAGGAATACGGACTCGAGCCACGGATCGTGATTAATATCTACCCTAGCAGACAGAGTTCTCAATACGATTATCTGCGTTGCGGCTTAGCGATCCAAGCAGATTATGGCGCAAACATGAGATATGGCGATAACAAAGTGGGAGAAACCCTTCACCAATGGGTGGAAGTTGGGCCAATCGTATTGTTTGCAGAAAGGAATGAGTAGATATGACTGAACAGCAAATAACCGTGATAAACCAAGCCAAAGATGCCGTTTTAGATGCCATTACTAAGCTGGATTGGGCAAGGCATTTGCTCGTCAGCGAAGATACCGCCCCGACTATCGGGGTACGTATATATGATGCGGTAGCCAAGCTGGATGACATTGCCGATGACCTTAGCGATTACGCTGAAAGCTACGGCAAGTATATGAAGCATTTAGCTGACATGGGCTTTACATGGGAGGCGATTTAGATGCCAGCAACGATGTTTACCTGCCCGGACGGACAAACAGTAGATATAGATTGGTGTATAAATGTTGGTTGCCGTATGGGGCGCAGATGCCTTTCTAAGCGTACTCTACGCATGGTGGCAGAACAAAGAACATGGACGGGCGAACCGTCAACTACGCAACTGCTCAAGGGAACCCGTGAAGCGTTTTTGGAACTTACCAAGGAATATTCTCTCACCCCGGATGCTGAACTTTTCCGGGTGCTAGGTAGCAAGGCCCATGCCTACCTGGAAGGTTTCACGGACAACGAACTGACCGAGGAAAGGCTACACGATTCAATCGGTTCTGGACAATTCGACTTCTACGACCCCGAAGAACAAGCACTCTATGATACAAAAACCTGGGGCAGTTTTAAGGTGGCTAGGGCTTTAGGTTATAAGTCCGAGTCCAAGGAAGTGCCGACCGGGGAATATTACAAGACCGGGGATAAGAAAGGTCAACCCAAGTATAAGAAAGTCACTACAACAGTGCAGGGTGAGCCGGATATGAAGGACACCGAGATTCAGCTTAATCATTACCGCATGATGCTAGAGGCGGCAGGTTTCCCGGTTAAGGAAATGTTTGTGGAGGCCATCATAAGAGATGGTAACACCTACATGGCTAAGAACCGGGGCATTGAAAGGAACGGGGAATTGATCCCGGTTAAAATCCTGCCAGATGCCGAGGTTAGGGAATACCTGCAAGCCAAGCGGGATGCCCTGCTCACGGCCTTGGAGACGGGCGAAATGCCCCCACCATGTACGGATGAAGAATGTTGGGAAGGAAGGAAATGCAACGGTTACTGCCGGGTGTCGCAGTTCTGCGATGCTTCGGGCGAGTTAATGGAAAGCGAGGTTATAAATGATGGCTGTAAGGAAAGCAAGCAAGAGGAAGAAACCGCTTAAAATATTACTTTACGGTGCATCGGGTGTAGGCAAAACCCATTTTGCTCTACACGCAACACCGGGCAAAACCCTAGTATTCGACTTTGAAGGTGGTACAGATTTATTTGAGGGCCGGGTGGACTTCGACTACTGGACGGATGACGAAGGGTACAAAACTCAATCTTACCGGGAATTAAAGAAGTGTATAGACTTCCTTAAAACCAAGGAAGGCAGAGCATACCAAACCTTTATCATTGACCCAATTACCCTTATATGGACTTTGTTGCAACAAGAACGGCAGGACTACAAAGAAGATAAATATCTTGCAAAGAATAAAGGAACTGCCAAGGCTAATGAAACCGACCTGGAAACTTTCACTACTAGAGACTGGAACATCGTCAAGAAAATGCACAAGGGTGTTATAGACGAGATTTCAGCCCTTCCTCAGAATGTTATTCTCGTTGCCAGGGAAAAAGATGTGATTGAAATGAAAAACGGGGAACCCGTTAAGACCGGAGACTTCACTTATGAGGGTGAGAAGAACACCATCTATGCGGTAGATTTCGCTATCCGATTGGTAGTAGATAAGAGATCACAGAAGCGTACAGCCATAATAGACAAAGACCGTTCTGGTCATTACGCTACTGGGGCAGTTATCCCCGACCCTACCTTTGAACTGTTTAACTCCATTGTCAATGATATGGAGGGTGGCAGCGAATCCAAACCCGTCAACACTCAATCCGAAAAACTGTTCCTAGAGCAAGACCCTAAGATCAGCGAAAAGGCTATGAAGGCTATTCATGCTTTAGGAAGCGAAAAAGGATTAGGGCATGAGGACATAAGTCATTTGGCTACCGCCACCTTCCAGGTAAATAGCCTAACTGATTTAAGCGAAGCACAGGCCCGCCAGTTGTACGCCAAAATTAAAAATATGCCAACACAAGAACAAGAAGCGGTAGGGGTATAATCCCCTGCCGAAAGGAGGACGAAAGTGCTTAATAATGTGACATTGATCGGACGGATGACCCGTGACCCGGAACTACGCTATACCAGCAACGGTAACGCCGTAACCAATTTTAGCCTTGCCGTGAACCGCAGATACAATCGGGAGGTAGTAGATTTTATCGACTGCGTTTGCTGGAAAGGACTAGCCGAGAATGTTGCTAATTACACCGCCAAGGGGTCTTTGATTGCCGTGCAGGGGAGTATCCAGGTACGCACCTATGAAGCGCAGGACGGGCAGAAACGCAAGGTTCCCGAGGTAGTATGTGATGACGTGCGATTCCTAGACAAGAAGAAGGATTCTGCGCCGAAGGAACCCGATACGCTTGGTTGGGATGATTTGGGTACGGAAGTAGATGCTCCGTTTTAAGAAATAAGCCAGTGGCAGGGCCGACTGTTTATAGCATAAAAAACAGGATAGCGGGAGATCGTGGCTCCCGGCTGGCTCCATTAATAAGGAGGGATAAGCATGAGTATATGGGTGAGGAGACAAAACCGAGACGCATTAGTTAACGCGAACTATTTCTTTATAGATGCAGGGAACAGGGTATATGGCGATACTGACAATTCAGACCCAAACGATTATGGGTTTTTCCTTGGCGAGTACGACTCCGAAGAAGAAGCCCTTGCGGTGCTGGATGAAATTCAAGATTACATCAAACATCTTATCCTGGCTCCCGGCCAGTTTCCTGTCATCTACCAGATGCCCGAAGCTGGGTTTTTAGGGGGTGCCGCCCATGACAGACCCTAAAGAAAGGTACACATGGAGGGATAAAAAATGCGTAGAGCGATAGGAATCACAAGCTACTACAACCGGGTAAACCCCGTATATCCTACGACCAAACCCCGTACGGTTAAGAGGGACAAGCCAGATGCGGTCAAGGAGTTGCCCATAACCGTAGTTAAGCAGGAAACCACTAAGGGGATGGATTTAGAGGGACAAGCCCTCCTATGCTTGGTAATTATCCTGCTTTTAGCCAATGTAATCAACCAGGTAATCATACTATGCGGGTAGTCCTTTTACCCGCCCTGCTTCTAGCCGTAGCACTCATTACAACACCCGCCGAAGCACCAACCGTCATTGAATCAGCAGGGACGAGCATCAGCGAATACAGGCAGATCGAAGCACCGAAACCAGAACCGATGATTTTCGAGGCCACGGCCTACTGTTACACCGGGAACAGGACATATACAGGTACCTGGCCTAGCAGGGGAACTATTGCAGTTGACCCGACCATTATTCCGCTTGGTACGAGGCTTTTCGTTGAGGGGTACGGCGAAGGGATAGCGGAGGATACAGGCGGGGCGATCAAGGGGGAGATCATTGACC